GGGAAACCAATTCCCGAACCGGTGAGGACATGACCCCCCACCAGTCCGAACCTACTACGTCAGATGCTGCCAAGTACCTCTCTTCCGGAGTGGAGAGAGATTTACGAAGCTTCGTCCCTCGCAGTTGCTCATAAAGCAACAAACTCGCATCAGGTCTAACTTTTTCTAAGTGGGACTTGATGCCACCGTGACATATCCAATAATCTTGGATATCTTCACGGAACTTCGGTTCTCTTAAATGGAAATTAGTGGGATTGGGTGAAAATAACCCAATCTCTCCAGTACCAGAAAAGGGAGGGAGTAAGTTTTTTGGTAATTTCATCAATTGCCAAATCACAAATCTCCGTACCGAAGGTAGACGCCTAAAACAGGCGTTTGCGAGATCGATAGCAGCAGCATTGGCCGATGGCGTATACCTTGATAGATTCAAGCCGTTAAAACGTCTTGATAATCTAACAGGGCTAACGTCGACTCCATTAAGGTACTCACCTCCGCATGACTCTCTAAAGTTGTTTGTTTCAACTAGATAGAAAGATTTCAAGGTATTAACTTTGAAACCATTCATCTGGAGTCTACGGATAACGGTGAGTGCGTACTTAGATTCGACGATTATGTCATCGCCATACACGCAATAGCAACTATTACGTGGCTGACCACCACACTCCAAAATCGATGCTTCGACAATGGCACAGAACACGATACACTCTGCAGGGAAATTCAAAGAAGATCCCATTGGAGCAAACTTGTTCTGTACACGCCTACCTCCCTTTGGTAAGATACACTCTCTCGAGCGTGTCATCCAAAAGATCGATAGGAGACTACTATGTCGGAACCATTTCTTTACTAGGTCCCAAGATACAGAATCACTTGCATTGCTGAGGTCTATGGTGGCAAGCTTGCCATCAATAGATCCATCATAAGCAAGATCTCTGGATTTATCTTGAGATTCTAGATGGATTCGTCGTCTCAAATAGGGATGTGAATTTATGTACATCACTATTGAATGACAAAATCCTTGTTGATACCACATTAATGTTGCGGGCTCCATACATATTGTACGTAGCTTGTCAACAGATTTGGGTACGAACTTTACCTTAGCGCAACGGTCTAGATGACCAGTATCGCGAGGCATAGTTTGAAGACCTAGACGTAAGTCTAGAAATCTTATCATATCATCAGAGCCCATTACATTATACTTATCCCATATTATTGTGGAAGGAGTATCTGCTACGGACTTTGGACCATGCCTAGGGTGCCAATTTTCATAAAGAAAATTAGCACTTAGAGCTGGGAACCAGGATGATATGATTGATGCCTCTCCATCGGTGTAATCACGACCGACGAGAGAATCATCACAATCAACAAAATCCCTTTCAGCTGTTTCTGCCAGATCAGTAAGACCTGGTAAAGACAATCGTGTGATTAACACGAAAGCAGTATGAAGGGAAGAAAAGGTATCAGGGTCTCTATATAGAGCCCAAGCATTGATCAAGTCTTTCAGCGGACTGATAAAACGGCCCGCTAAGGGGGAAACGTTCATTAGATACTGTTTAAAGGTATCGTAATTAAAGAAGCTAGATCTCATTTCTATTAGAAAGAGATCACTAGCCTTTAATAATGAAACGATGGTTGTGACATCTATCTCTTGCAATAAGCAACAGAAAGGTCGAAGCCATCGAGGTGTTTCATCCGACTTGGAAGTGAGATCGTACCACCCAAGAACCAGAATGCAGAGAGCATCGCCATATATATAGCTTTGCTTCTTATTCATCTGCACTCCAAATCTCGAGTATGTACGGCGCCGAAGATGATCTTCGACGACTTTAGTTACTTCAAGTAACCTGTTTTTCGTCCTGGACATCTAGAGCGACCTACTTCACGTCAGGTGGCAATAGACTTCCGCGAACTAATTGACCAGTGC